GCGTGGCTCGCGTAACGGGCTTTCGTTTGTGTTGGCTGACTATCTGCGGAGCAGGGCTTCCTCTGCGCGCTCGAGTTTTTCGAGCGTGTTTAGACAATGCCTACGCCATTCATCACGCGAGCGGGTTAAGCGTGCGTTTTGTATTGCGGTGCTGATGAGAAGCGTGAGAGAGGTCGCGAGTGCGATTACAACTGCCACGAGGTCGAGTGCGCTAAGCATTAGCGACCCGCCAACATTTCGCCGAGTACGCGTGCTAGTGCGTCCACGTCGAGGGCTTGGGCTGGTGCTTGGGTTTTGCGTCCGCGTGCTGGCTTGGTTGGTTCGAGTTCTGCGCGTAGGGCTTGGGCTTCCTCTTGTGTGTCTGCCCATGCTTCACGCTTTCCATTAGCAAGTTTTGGCTTCGAGGTGTCCACCTTCGAGGCTTGCTTGGCTTTCACGCTGGCGTCTATCGCGTCGCATAGTGGGAGAATAAACACGCGTAACGCGTCGGCTAGATACCAAATTTCGAGGCTATCGGCTTCGAGTGTTTTCTCATCATTTGCGAGTGCGCTCCATGAGGCTATGAGTCCATTTAGCGCGCCTTTTGTGGTGCTGTGTTCTTTACCGAGTACGGATACGGCGCGATTTACTAATGAGGCTCCTGCTTTTGGTGTGATGTTTGTTCGCTCACTAAGGAAAGTTTGCGCTTCGTTTTTCATGGTTTCCATTTTTTCGACCCTTTCGAGGTTGAGAATTCTCGAGGCGGTTGCTTCGAGGTTCTCAGCGTAGCACGACTCCGAGAGAGTTTTTACCATTTCGAGCAACTCGGCGCGTCTTGTTTTCGGGTCGCTGGGGGATCTATTCCATAGCTGCGGGGGATCGAGTTCGGATCTTGTGGGTTCCTGGAATTGGCTCGGGATCGAGTTCTTAAAGCTTCGGCTTCGGGCTTCGAGGGTTGGGCTTCGGCTCTTGGTTTGTGTTGGGGTTTGTGTTGGGGGTGGTTGGGCTTCGGCTCTTGGGTTTTCTCTTTCGGCTCTCTCTTTCGGCTCGGTTTTTTTCATCTCTTACGGGTGCGCGCACGCACACGCGCGCCACGCTCGGGCGCACAATTCGGACATGTCGGACGCAACGGACGCAACGGACGCAACGGGCACAACGGACAGAACGGACGAAACGGACATGTCGGACGCGTTTTCCCACACACGCGCGGTACATACATCGTCGTTACGTGCACGCACTTACGCACCTACGACTTCCCGTATTGAGTTTAATCTTTGATCGGTAAAACTGCTGGTCAGAGCCATGATAAGATTACGACAAGGGAAAAAATCCCTTATGAGAAAACCTCATCTTGCTTCGCGTTAAAATGGTTTCCGCGTTGCAGGGTGAGGTTTCTTCATCTCACACGAGCAAGAAAGGTAAGACGAGATGATAGAAAATAATCAAGGCGGACTTACGGACGAAGAGTTCGCATGTCTGCTCATGCGTAGTTGCGGTGTAGCCAACCTTGTTGGCGCACTCGGTTCTACACATGACGTCACCGCGTGTGGCTTCTGTAATGGAAGCAAGCACGTGGACACGGGAAGAGGTCGTCATGTCGCATGATGTGATACTCGATACTGTGTTCGCATACGTGGAAAACGGTGCGTGTACTAACTGTTCACGTCCTGCCCACCTATTCATACACTCACTGCTCACACATGAGCAAGAACCTAAATGTATTGACTGTCTAGGTAGGGCGTTAGACATACGCTATCGCACAACCGACATGAGTGTCTTTAATGACCCCGAGGCTGTGCGTGTGTTCCTATACGAAAACACTCACTTCGACCCTGTTGTGCAGTTTCCCGAACTGTACCAAGAGGAGAGGTGCTATGGGTGCGGTAACGTATTCGTAGATAACCCAACTACCCCAGCATACGAGAAGCAACTCACACTCAGCGATTTAGGTGATGATGTGTGGGCACACGCTCAATGCTGTAAGGCTTGCGAGGTGTGTGAAAAGCACTATGCAAGTACACGTGCAGTACGTTGGAGTTGCAACTGGCGCCACACAGGCGGTCAGCGTGACTTCATCACGATACAAGGAGAGGAGATGTGTAATGGTTGCCTTGACGCATGGTTCGAGGAGAACGGAGGACGTGACGCGTGGATTATCTGTGAGGCTTGTTCAGAGTACGAACACCGAGATAGCGCACGCTGGTACTGTGATGAACTCTACTGTGACCCATGCTACGACAACAACGTGTACGAGTGTGACGACTGTGGAGAAACCTACTGGTCTGAACACGACTGTTCCGCGTACGACAATGACGAAGGTTATTCGTCATACATACACAGTTACTCGTATCGTCCACAGACGCACTTCTTCGGAACCGATAAGTTCCACATGGGCTTCGAGTTAGAAGTCGAAGCACGCAACACCACACGAAGCGAGGGTGCAGAGTTAGCACACACGCAACTCGGGGATCGAGCCTACCTGAAAGAGGACGGCTCGCTGAGTGACGGCTTCGAGATAGTCACACACCCACACACGCTCAGCATGTATCAAACGTCGTTCCCATGGGATACGTTAGATAAATTACAGCGTGCAGGTATGCGCTCATGGAATACAAGAACGTGTGGCTTACACGTTCACGTAAGTCGTAGAGCCTTTCACGTCAAGAACGGCATGTTCACGGACATTGTGAAAACACAAGGTCACGAGTTGCGTTTCATGAAACTCATTTACGATAATCAACGCATGGTTGAGCGTATCGCAGGACGCTCAAACAATAACTACGCGTCCTTTCAGGACAAGAATAAACTCGTGTCTAAGGTAAAGCATGGCACGCAGGAAAACGGACGTTACTCCGCGATTAACACAGAGAACGACGCTACTCTCGAGGTGCGTGTGTTTAAGGGGTCACTACGCAAGGAACGTGTGTTATCTGCGCTTGAGTTTGTTCATGGCGCGGTCGAATACACACGCAACCTGAAAGTCACAGGCAAGAACAATGCGTTATCGTGGTTGCAATTCACACGTTACGTAGCAGAAAACCAAGAGCAATACCCAAACCTAGCACTCATCATGAACGAGTCTTTCTCACGTGATAGTGCACCTGAAGATAATGGAGATGAGTAAGATGTGTATGTTATGCGTAGTACCACCTAACGTGATCCCGTCACGTGAGAAGTTAGAAGCAAGTGCCCTCAATAACCCACACGGATTTGGGTTTGCGATAGTTATACCAAGCGAGAAGCGTATCCACGCTGAACGTACCATGAACGCGGACACATCTATCAACCGCTTCCTCGAAATGCGTGGCAAGTATCCCGAGGGATACGCACTATGGCACGCACGATTTGCCACACATGGCACGACAACTGTGGAGAACTGCCACCCGTTCCAAGTGTGTAACTCTCAGACGTATCTTGCACACAACGGGATACTGTCTATCGTAGAACCGAAGGGTGATACACGTAGCGACACACGTATCTTCGCAGAAGATTTACTTCCTGCGATAGGCGGTGTGACTGCGTTAGATAACGAGCAAGTGTGGAACGTACTCGAGGACTTCACATCAGGTTCTAAGGTGTGTGTGCTTACAGTCGATCCGCGTGCCGAGCATCAGATGTACTTGCTCCACGAGGAGAAGGGTAAGCATGATGAAACAGGTGTGTGGTGGTCTAACGACTCATGTTATCTCACACCTGCACGTAGCACATGGACAAGTGTGCAACCACTTGACTTCGGATTATACGCAACAGGGTATGACGAGGAAATTACGTGTGACATCTGCCAAACAGTAACCACGGCAGACGAACTTGTAGACGCAAGTTGTTCTACGTGTGGCAGTTGCTATGAGTGTTACATGTATAAAACAGACTGTCTGTGCTATCACGGACGTGCATACTATGACGCAACAACAAGAAGCGAAGGAGCGTGGGGCTGGTGATACACACATCACAGATAATGGACGCACTCATCTCGAGTGGTTTAACTTACTCACCCGAGGCAGGTGACCCGTATCCAATGCGACAAAAGCCGTGTGCTGAGGTTGCTCGGGTAATGGCGCAATTCCTCATAGACCACGGCGTCGCCGTGTACAATGACGTAACGGAGAACGCGCATGAAAAAGCATAAGCCTGTACCGCCTACCTCGTTTTACTATGGTAAGCGTGCCGACCTATTCCTCAGCGAGGCGTTACGCGCCTTGTCTGAGGGAAAGAAAGAACAACACGCAGAGTTAGTCATGCGTGCTGAACAGTACCGCGATCTCGCAGGTCAAATGCCACTCGAGGTAGGTGATACGCGTGGATAAACAATACATAGAGCGTGAGTGTTACGCATGTGAGATGAAGATTATGGTTATCTCGCATGACGTAAGTGAACGCTATTACTGTGTGCCTTGTGCATACGTGAAGTTAGGGGCTACACCATGATAGACACACGTGTAAAGAGATACGAGTGGGACGACCTCGCGTGGCGAGAGATAAACGAGGGCGTGTTCAGCGCGCGTATCTCGCTGTTGCCTAGTGAGTATCTACACATTGAGGAAGGCTGGGAGATAGACGGCCCTGTCCGTGTGTCGTTCAGGTGGCGTCCTAAAGAAAACATCACACGTGCAAGATACAGACCACTACGCAAGAGTGAGTTTGACTTGGACGACCCTACGGAGTACCCATGTGCTTCGTGTGGTGCTCAACGTAAGGCTCCGTGTAACGGAGAAAAACCCGAGTGCGCATTTCGCGTATTCTTTATAGGTGGAGGTAAGTTATGAGTACTTACGTGTATTTAGTCGAACAAATTATTTCGATTAAAGCAGACTCAAAAGAACACGCGGAAGGTCTATTGCCTATGTATCCAACAGGGTTTGACGGACAAGCGTACTATGTACGGGAAGAAACAGTTGAGTTACTACGAGAGGAAGAGGATACGTTATGAATACGCAAGTATTCCCACACTTTAAGGCAGAGGCTTCGTGTGCTAACGCACTCAACCCTGACTTATGGTTCCCCGAAGAGGTATCAGGTACGGAAGGTCGAGGCTGGTCACGCATACCTAGTGCCATGATGGCTCGTGCAATTTGCAAGGGGTGTGATGCACTCGCTGAGTGTGATGAATACTCCTTGCAATACAATGACCTCACAGGTATCTGGGCTGGGCGTGATCGTCTAGAACGCGCAGAAATACAACAAGCGTTACACTTAGAAACGATAAGTGTGCGTAGTACGTTAGCGCAAACTGTGCGTGACTTGGAGGTAAGAACTTATGAGTGAAGAAGATTACGATTACTTCACACTAAGTGTGCGTGACTCACTTGGAATTATCTTGTGGACAAGTGTAGGCACGCTCATGGTTGTCGGGAGTGTGTTGGCGGTGGCACTATGAGTGAGCCACCACTAGACGACCCGATAGCAACAGGAGAAGCAGACGTCTGCGTGGAGTGTGAGAACACACACTTACCCGAGGACGACTGTTACAGTAATGAGCCTGACGAGATGTGGGACGACTTCTTCGAGGACTGATTACACGAGAGAACCCTCACGCGTATTGAGCGCGTGGGGGTTTTTTCATGTCTATTTTTTGTACCAACCTGCACCCGTATTATGCTGGCATGGACAGTCCACGTACTCACACGCGAGGTGCTTATCTTTCGCTATCTCATAATCGCCGTGTGAGTTATACACACCTGCGCGTACACACGTAGGACAAATCACGCGTGATCCTACGCACCCACGCGCGCGTCGCGCGAGGCGTCGGTTTGTGTTGGAGCACTAGATACATCGTCGCTCTCTGTGTACTCTGGCGCTGGTCCAAAGATAGGCGATGTTTTTACCGCTTCTACATACTGATCGAAGTAGTTCACGAGTATGTACAAGTACGCGCTTAAATCATTCATCGTCGCTTCGACCTTTTGGATTGCGTTAATAAACTCAGGATTCTGCTGGCTCTTCCAGTTCTCGTCCTTCATCTGTTCCACTATCACTTGATGCATCTCCTGCATTATCTCGAAGTCTGTCTTCATGTTCACTCATCTCCTCATCAGTATAGTCACGTTCCTTGCGTGGACGTGCACCGCCAATATAGTTTAGCAGATTATTCATAGCGCGGTTGACTCGCATACGCGCAGCATCCTCTGTAATGTCTAACTCTTTTGCAAGGGTGCTATTATCACATCCATCGCCAAATCGTAAATACATAATCGTTAACTGTTCCTGTGTGAGCCTACGTAAGCCACGCTCAATATCAGCAACCATAGCAAACCAATTGCCACCCTCAGAAGCAACCTTCTTGCTATTAGTCATACCAAGATCCTGCATAGCAGGTGCCGTAAGATCACCACGCATAACTGCTGGTAGTAGAACCTCAACAATTTCACGGTCATAGTAATAGTTATCCTCTACACGATAACCAACTGCTTGAGCCTTCTGCTTTTGGCAGTAGTCCTTTGCAGCGTTGCGTAGAGAACGTGCTATCAACTTAGTTGACTGCTTGCCGTCTAATTCTTCCCATGTCTTGACCTTATTAGGGTGTTCTAAGAACCATACCCATAGTTCCTGACGGATGTCTTGGACATCACACATGTGGAACTTACGTGAGAACTCATATGCAATGTGAGCAACTAAGTTCTCGTAGTTTTCTATTACCACTTAAATACTTTTCCATCCACCGTGAATGAGTTGTTGATGATAGGAACTAACTGCGGTGTAACGTTCTTTCCGTCTACATGCAAGATACCAAAGCCTTGTTGCCACGTAAACAACCCTGCCTTGATATATTTTGCATTCTTGTAATCCATAAGATTACCAAGTTCTAGACCCCAAATAGTCTTAGGCTTACCACCACGATACGTCTGAGTCTGATGTAGCAGACCCATACGATGCGTGTGACCACACACTACAGACATACCTGAACGCTTCGCTAGACCCAATGCAGTAGCACCTGCAGTGGGTTGTACGTTTCCTTCATCACCGTGCATGAGCAACCAGCCAGGCGCTAACTCATACGGATCTTTGTGGTATTTAATCTCAAGTTCATCGAGACCGAGAAAGTTTTCTAATTGTAATTCAGGAAGTCCAAGAAGTCCTGGTGCTCGCATAGCAACTGTGTTAAATAATCTATCTGTATGATTACTACGCACCATGTGCTCAACAGTTAAGTCATACAGTAATTGGCGTGTAAGGTCACGGTCACGTCCAATAGAGCGTTCAAACTCTAACTCAGTCCCCTTACTCCATTTCGAGATTGTCTGCATATCCATTTCATCTCCACAGGACACTACAGTCTCAGGTTGATACCATTGAATGAACTTTGCAACAGCCTTGGTGGCTTCTACATCGTGGTACGGTACTTGAAGATCGGAGATGCAAACAATATTTTTCATTTCTTCTTTGTCGCTTTCTTGAGTGTCTTCTTAGCGCGACGTTTATTCTCTAGACCGACATTCTTTTTCTTAGAGATTGTACGAAGGTTAGAAATCCTATCGTCACCAGCACGACCTTTGTTATTTTTGTGGTCTACTTCTGTTCCACGTGGTAATTTCTTACCTGTTGCTTCTTCGTAATCAACTCTAGCCTTATTGCTAGAAGTCGTAGCCACCGTGCCATCTTTTTTCTTTCTCTTGAAGACGTAAATTGGACGTCCGCCATTTGCTTTGCTGCCTTTGTAAGGTCCAAATATTTTTCTCATGAAGTAACCTTCTTAACTTTATAATGTGTCTTTGAGTAAAAACTCCAAGGATCATTATCTTCTATTGAAATAATATCTGTCATGTCTAAACGCTCAATAATTCCAGACATTAATAGAATTGACTCAATTGAAGCAATACGAGTTTTAAGTTCATCAATTTCATTATTTGCTTCTTTTAATTTGTTTTCCAATAATTCGCCGTGCTTTGTAATCCATGTAACTTTATTCATTTGGCCATTGTCCTCTCAGTACCATTAGTCCTATTATAGCATAGTTTGCGAGGTCTGCGAATGAATCCTCAAGAGGTTCGTTGAGACCTTCTACCTTGTTGTCTACTAGGTTATTTATACGAGCCATCTTGTCCCACATACGGACACGGAGCCCATTGATTGGACCCCCTGGCGCTAATGCGATGTTCTTTGGACCGTAATCTTTATGCTTGCGAAGCAGGAGCGTTTCTAGTTCCTCAAAGGTTTTCATGACATCAAGATCAAACTTCTGAGGTGGTCTAAAGTCAGTGCTAGACACTGCTTTTTTGAGTTCATGAGGTGCTATTTTTGTTATCTCACGATACACATTTACCTGATCCGTGTAGTTAGTCATTGTTCTCCTTGAGTAGTTTTTCCACGCCTTCCAATACATCGTCCATTTCTGCAGCAACAACCATCTCCTCTATGAACGGCTCGAGTTCATCGTCGCTAGCATTGACCATCATGAGTGTGGCGTTTTGAACGTGGTCATAGATAGCATCCCCATCACCTTCGTCTATCAGACGATTTAATTGATGTAGGAAAGTAAACAGATCAAATGAGTAACGCTTGCTTAACTTGACGCCCCATGAGAACTCAACACCACAATGATCTAAGAATTCAAAGATGTCACAAGTAGTAAAATCACACTTATCTTCGCAGACGAAATGTCCATCAACAGGAACTAACATTATTGTGCGCTCTCAATCTTGTGTTTAAAGTATTCAGCACCGTGTGTGCGATACATAGAATTCACATCTTCTCCTTCGGGCATTTGCACTACCACGAGATTTCCAAGTTCTCTTGATAATGATTTACCAAATTCTGTTCCAGCATTATCACCATCTGCAAATAGAAATACTTTATCAAAGTCTGCTAAGAGCCTTGAGTAGTGTTTCTTCCAGTTGTTGACCCCTGGTACACCAACCGCAGGTATCCCGCAAACATGATCCAACGTGATCGTGTCAATTTCACCCTCGCATATAGAAATATATGAGGTTGCGCGGAAGAACGACGCCACGTTATAGAGGTGCGTAGTCGCACCCGATAGTCCCATATACTTTGGTTCTGTTGAGTCCATCGACCTGAATCGAAGGTCAACCACCCCCGAACGCGTGAGGTAGGGAATAGATAAACGGTTGACATATTGTTCATGCCCCGTTAGCGGTTCTAGCACGACGCCCAATCGAGCCTTCGTTGCTTGCTCTAAAGTGATTCCCCGTTCTGCGAGGTAATCCTCCGCTTCGTGCAGGGCGCTGTGGTAATACTTTGCCGCACGAGTCAAGGATTCTCTTTGCGATGTTGACTGCTTCAAGAAATTCAACCCCCTCTTTAGCCATAATTATAGCATATCCGTCGCCTTTCATCTGACATCCGTGACACTTAAAGATATTCTCTCTTAAGTTCACGGCAGATGATGCGTGTGAATCGTCGTGAAATGGACACTTCATTTTAGCCCATCCTATTCGCACAGGTACAGTTGCACCGTAGTTTTCTAGGATGGCAGTAATATCAGGCTTTTCGCTTTGCATCTATCACCTCTAATATTTCTTTTCCAAGATCATAGGGTACACGAGATCGTTCTACTACGTCTGCTATACCTTGTAAGCCTTTGTTGTGTGAACCTCTAGGTGAGGATTTATGACAAGGCATACCTGCTTTACATGGCTGGCGTGGAGTCCAACCTTGGACTGCACCCCATAAATCTGTAGGCTTCATATATTCTTCGCCGTACTGGCAATACGTAAGTGTTCTGCGTGGTAAACCAGCGACTATCTTTAACTTACGGAGCATACCTCTAGGGTTCTCCATGAGCCATCCATAGCGTGGGTTCAACTGCTTAATTAATTTTAATGTGTGAATAACTAAATCAATAGACTCTACTGCTAGTTCAGTCTTAGGCACAGGGATCTTCTGTCCTGCTTCCCAATGGTGCTTAGCAGATGCAATAGAGAATGCTGTACAAGGCGGTGAAGCCCATATAAAGTCGGGTTGACCGTACTTCTCAATGAGATACTCAGCAGTTAACTCAAGTAAATTAACATGTTCTGTAGCATCAAAATTTCCATTGAGTTCAAATGAATAGACCTGATGACCTGCATCTTTGAATGCTTGAGTAGCACTACCAGTGCCAGAGAAGAAATCAAAGATAATCATTTGTTAAAGGCAAAGCAATAGTTGAATAACTGCAAGCAATTCCATTAAAGATAACTGTAAAAACATTAATAAATTATTCACGTTCCATAGCCTTTCGTAGTAGTTCTACCCATACTGAGACAGGCATACTAGCATACCAGTCCGCTGGACTGCCTTTGCCTTTGCGCTTGTGAATTACTACACCAGTCCATGCTTTAGCATGTTTGGTTTCTAAGGTCATCTCTTCTATCCAGCCAGCGAGTGCCATCTTTGCATGATCTTTAACTTCAATGCAGACACCGTTGATACCAGCGATGTCACCTTTATCTTCCGTGGCTCCCGCAAGCCGACGTTCTGCATACGGGAACCACGTTTGAAGATAGTTAACTACATCGCGTTCTGCTTTAGAGCCTTTGGCTTTAGCAGCACTGCTCATTAGTACCAACCATTTCTGTTGTGAAAGGCTAGTGCCTTTGACGGTGAGCCGTAACGACTCTTGATGTACTTCAACCCAAGGTCAATTTGACGGACCATAGGTGTATCCTCTGACATATTTAACATCTGAGGTATGCCATATGCTGATGAAGTAGGATTGTTCGCTGTATAATCCCAGCGAGATTCTCTACTCCAAAGAGTATAGAGTGATTTCCACTCGTAGTTACTCTTGTATATAGCCATAACTTTCGCGCGTCCGATACGTTTCGCAGCCTTCTTCATATATCCAATCGATGTTTCGCATGGGTGCACCGCACTCACTTGAACCATCTCGTTTATACGTTTCAGCGAAAACATCGCACCCACAGTGTGTGGCAGTGTACCCACAAAGATTACAGCAGCCATTATCCACGCGTACGTTGATAGTTTCATTATTACTCCTCAATTGGGGCAGTTGCCTGTGTTCCACAGTCAGCACACTCCATATCTCTGAAATACATCCCAATTGTACCATCCTCTGCGAATGATACCTTGAGATTCCATACGAAACTCCCACAGATGCATACCGAGGTTGGTTCACCACGAATATCCATCGCCCTTGTATAGTCGGGTTTTAACTCCGATATACTTTTACTCGTCATCATCATCTTCTTCATCCTCGTACCAGTCTGGCTGAGGTTGAGTCGGGCTTCCCCAATCGGGAAGTGGAATGATAGTAGACATATTACACCCTTTCAGGTATATCTGAGACATCCATTATCTCAGGGTTAAACTGCAACCAAAACGCTGTTGCGCCTGTCGGATCTGCTTTACCATAACGGTTCTTCACAGGTGCTACTGCAATAAAGCCAGGAGCATCTGTTCCAACTGTACAGATTAAAGCAGGAAGTTGTGCCACCATGCCTTGGAGGGCTGACCTCGGTTGACATGGTGACCCAACGTATGATTCCTTTGTATGGTGCAGTACAAGAACGCAAGCATTGGTATCCCTAGCCAAGTACTTGAGTTCCTTAATTGTGGAGCGCATACTCGCAAACTCTTCCCCACCATCATTAGCAATATCCATAAGGTTATCGATAACAATGAGAGTCGGCGAGCAACCCCACAATTCCTCGAATGCTTGTACCTCTTGGTCAAGATCTGACAGCGTTGGTGCTGACTCAAATGACCAGAAGATATGCCCCGAGGAATCATTGATAGTTTGTCGACTACCAGCAACATCATCATTGAGTAACATTTCAGCGTCACTCTGAGGTTTGCCAGTAATCATTGATAGCAGACGCATAGCCATTGTATGGGCATTTGTATCTGCTGATACGTACAGTGTTGGAACTTTAGACCGTAACGCAACCGCAAGAGCAAGCGTCGACTTACCAGCACCAGGAGTGCCAGCAATCATCGATACTTCTGACCTACGGAAGATGACTTTATTAATATCAAATGTACGAAAGACTGATGGCAATGGTTCGCCACCGATGTCTTTAGTACCTACGGCACGGGCTAATGTTCTCATTTAGAATGTGTTCCATTCTGCATCATTACGACGGATAAATACTGGATCACATTGATCTGCTGTTCCCTTTGGTGTTGGACACATGTAACCCTTCCATGGACCCTTAGCACCGTTACCTTGGCGCTTAGTCATTCCACCGTGAACGCATGAACGTCCTTGTGGTGCAATGCTAGATGTTTGTGTCGGATGTGCAGTATGGTCGACTTGTGCATTTGGAAATGCATCACGAACATTAGACACGGCTTGTACTGGACTTGTTGGAGCCCCTACAAGTGACTGAGCCATAACCTTGAGTACATCTTGAGACTCTTCGATTCCGACTGCGTTTTCAAGGGCTGCACAGAAGTCTGTGTATGTTTCCCCTGCTACCACGAAGATACGACCATCAGGTAGTTTACTACTTACTTGAAAGTTACCAGGCATTTTTATTCCTATTCTGCTCTAGAATTTACGAATTTACAGTGATGTGAGACATCACAATATCCACACTGTTTAAGATTAGGTATAAACATTTCTGCCTTCCTAGCCTTATCAAAGGTGTTGAGTATCTCTTCTATCCTATCAGATGTTAGGTTGTTAAGCGACCAGAGACTGATGTGCCCTGATCGAGCATCCCAGAATCCTGCTTTGTCGACAATTATACCTTCTTTAGAAAGAGCCCAAGCATAGATAGCCAACTGCAGAGGATGACGCTGAGCAGATGCTCCAGTCTTGATGTCGACAAGAACACGCTTGCCATCCATATCAGTCATCACTCTATCAATAGCCATCTTGACTACAGTATCTTCAAGAGGTATTTCGTACTGCTTCTCAATAAAATCTTCATAGATGCCCCACTGCTCACGGAATTTAATCCAGCGATCTAGCATCCAGATGCCTTCTCCGTACCACCAAGACATGTCCTCACGTTTGGCATACTTCCAAGTGCTCATGTCGCCATTGAGTTCTTCATCTTCTTTGACCTGCTCAAACCAGACCTTGTTCCAAATGTCTTCGGATTTGCCACCTTCAAGGTCGTATAATTCTGTGGCTTTGTGAACTGCAGTACCACCAGTAAACCAGACGGCATGACCTTCTGGCACTTGATCTACTTTAGTTAATTTATATTTCCAACCGCAATCCTGCCAAGTTGTAAATGATGAGTACGATATATGTTCAGGTAATTTATTCATCATCGCACTCCTTATTGGAGCATTGAAACCCAGCCTTAGTCATTACTAAAGGCGATCTACATATCAAACAAAGTAATTTAGTCATAGGAGAACTATACCATACGACACCGACAACGGGTTTCTTAAAACGCTGCCTGATTCCAGATTTTAAGAAACGCCCCCCTACCCCCCATAAAAATTCATGGTGGTTCAGGGGAGCGATCAGGCTGACTGCCGTCATCCGTCATTTGAAGTTTCCGCCCCACGGTTACCCGCACTGAAACTCTACCACATGTGCTACTATCTGTGCATGACAACTTATGATGAAGATTACGTATCCTTATGTGACCGCTGTGGTGACACAGTAGGAACTGAAACCCTAGTATTTCTTGGACCAAATGGAATATGCGAGATATGTTGGGATGACATGTAATGGCAACTTATGAATACGAATGCCCTGGAGACGGGAAGATCATCATTATTACCCGTCCAATAGATGAAGAAGAGGGTGTGTACGTGTGTACGGTGTGTACTAGTACACTACGCAGGGTGTACACTACACCTGCGGTTAAGTTTAATGCTCCTGGATTCTACAGTACAGGCGGTTAACAGAAGTAAAAGCACCCTGAGTTGGAGCCAAAAGTACCTCCGACCCATACATTACCCCTCGGACGGGCTGAAAACGTCCCAAACCCTGAGTTTTCGGGCTTGTTTGAGGCATCGTAGAGCCACCGATAAATGACAAAAACACCCCCTACCCTAGTATTTCTACTCAGGTAAGGGGTGCTCTCGTCTCTACGGGGCTCCTAGAGGGTTAAAACCCTACTTAGAGCCACGTCCAAACTCTGGTGCTGAAGAGTCTAGTGCCTTCAAAACAGGTCCAATGAGACCTGCGAGGAATGCAGTAGCAAGGACCTTTGGGTCATGCTGTCCAGCAGTATATAGCGCAATTGCAGCGGCTGCTGCGGCGCGAAGATATGAAAATGCGATTGATTGAAGTTTTGTTTTGTCGAACATAGTTCTCCTTAGGACTTAAAGGCTGGCTTGCCGAATCCTACGACAGTCACAGCCTGTGATTTACGGAGTTTAGATCCGTTCTTCTTCTTAAAAGCGCGAACCTTGAGGCAGACTTGTCCACCATTACGTTGGTCGCCCTTCTTATCAGGAGCGGTGTTACCCTCAACGCAGGTAACTGTTCCATCTCCGTTATCCTTGACTACAATACCGATATGTGAGATTCGATCTACACCATCGTTAGGGAAGTCAAAGAATACGATGTCCCCTGGAAGTGGCTGAGCATCATCGCTTGCCTTCTCCCATTGGTCTTTCTTCATAAAGGCTGATGCTCCATTGGCTGTAGATACACAGTTAGGAATCTTCAAGCCAACTTCATTGGCACACCAGTTAACGAATGACCCACACCAAGGCAAAAAATTAGCCTTTGTGAAAGCACCGTACTTGGTTTCATTGTCCTTTGGTCCTTCGATGACACCAAGTTGTGACTTGGCTACTTCAATGAAGTCTAATCTTTGGCCCATTAGTTTCCTGCTTTCTTGCGAGGTGTTGATTTCTTTGCTGTCTTTTTAACTGGATTTACTTGACGTTCAAATTTGGTTCCTTCTTGAATCCATCCATCACCATCTGCGTCTTTAGTCTTTAACTTAAGACCACCTCTTTGAAGGTCTAAAACATATCCAATTGCAATAATACTAAGTATGACTACTGCAACAATTACGATTTCAATTGTCATTATTCAGCAACCTTCTTATCTACTTTGGCAAATGCCTCGTTGATTTCTTCTGCTGATAGATTTCCATCTGCTAGATAGAAGCGTGCAAGTGCTTCGATTACCTTCATAGCACCAAGTGCACCAGCAAGAACTCCTGCTTGCCACACTTCGATACCTACGAGGGAACCAGCACCAATTACGCCTAGTGATTCTGCTGCAATAACTGCAAGAATTCGCATCATTACGCTTTTTAGTGTGTCCATTATTCGTCCTTAGGGTTACGTGCTTTGTACGAAACCGCCCATAGCACTGATGTGACTACAATTGCGTAGCCCACTACTGTCTTTGCTGAACCATCTAAAACTACCCATGCTACGAACATGCCTAGTAGGGTCCATGCTTGGTTCAGGATGTCTGAGAACCATTGCTTCATTAAGGTTTTCTCCTATACGTGGTTGAGGCTGCGGATGCTGCTGCTGCTACTGCTGACTGTGTTGCGATTTGTCCCACGATCACTGCTGCCAAGATAGTTTCAGTTGATTCTTTTCTTTCTTCCTCAGACATATCGGCACCAATATTAGATAATGCTGTTAATACCTGAGCAGGATTTGTAAATATTTCTGTTAATAATTCTGTTGGGTTGTCAAACAATTCAAGTGCTGCGACTACACCAGCAGTAAGAACTACACCGTTCTCCAATTCGATTGGAGTATCGGCTGGTAGTTCAGATGCTTCTACATCTTCTGCCTGCACTACCTCTGGTTCTGCTGGAGGTTCTGGTGCTTCCTCTGGTGCAGGTTCTGCTTCAACAGGAGGTTCCTCTGCTTCAGTAGGTGGTTCTTCTACAGGAGTAGGAGGCTCTTCTACTGGAACTGGCGGTTCATCCGCAGGTGGCTCTTCTGCTGGCGGTTCCTCTACTGGTGCTGGAGGTTCTTCGGCAGGTGGCTCAGGTGCAGGTGGTTCAAAGATTGGGATAGGTCTTGGTTGCGGAGCAGGTTCAGGTGCTGGCTCTGGTTGAGGTTCTGGCTCAGGCTCTGGAGTTGGCTCTGGTTCTGGAACAGGTTCAGGTGTTGGAGGAACTGGTTCAGGTTCTAGAACTGGTGCCTCTTCAACCTCAATGATGTTTACTTCTGATAAAGGAACGACAGTTCCATCAGTAAGTACTGCACCAGTTCTTTCATTACCTGCTAGTGGACCATCTACTGCATAACTATATGCAACAGTTCCATCTGTTTGAATCTGTGCAGTAATAATAATACTAGTTGTATCGCCAGTAAAAGTACCGTATGGACGATAGTTACCATCTACCTGAAAGCCACCTTCACTTACATTGATGATGAAGTGAGTATCTGGCATCTGCTGTGGTAGCACCCACCAGTCTTTAGACTCGATAGATACTGATGGTGTAGTTGGATATGTCCAATATGTTCCATCTGGTCTACCAAAGGTAATTACTGAGTTGGTAGTTGCATAGACATTTTCGTATGTAACACCATCATAGACAACTGAAACTGTCAGTGGTATCTGATAAGAAACATCATCGCCACCAGGGGTAACAATGGTAGTTACTTCTGAGGTTACTTCTTCCCCATATGCAGGGGCAACAAGGAATAAAAAGTTAAATGCAATAAAGCAAACTGCTAAAAGGTTTCTACTCTTTCTCACAAAGGAGGATGTAGATTTGGTCAACGCGGGCTTCCAATCTATTGACTTGGTCTTTAACGGATCCGCCCCCGTTTGGTTTCAATTCCTCAAGATAATGTTTAACCATCCATCGAACTGCACCTGCAAAACTTGCCACGATAGTTGCTACTGCTACGGCTATTCCAGCCCAATCTGTTGCGCTCATTATAAGACAGTCCTGACTGTAATAACAAGAAGACCACCGAATCCATTGAAGTTTCCTGATGGAGGTGTTTTGCGAGAGAAGTTAATTCGTTCAATGACTGCCTGTACTCGCTCACCTGTAGTGAAGTCTTGTACGTTAACGATGTCACCTAACTTTTCAATCTGTTCAAGGTTTTGAATACGCTCCCACGCACGGCCTTCATATCCAGTTTTAACATTGTTTCTGTCGGTTTCTACGTCGAAGCACCATACAGGGAACTGAATCACTCGTTGGCGCTCTGTGGCAGGTAGAGCCTTTGTTTGATAACCCTTAAATACGGGTCCTTTACTGGTATCGCTTGCGCTACGTGAGAGCGTAAACTTATAGGAGAGGAACTCCTGTGGTCCCTGTGGGCTTGTTGTGGCAGCCTCTGGGCTTCCTACTCCAGCGTTGTATGTAATAATTGTAAAAGTATTGTTAGATGGATCTAATGAGAAGATATCCATAGCACCAAAAGAAAAGTCACCACGAGCACGAATGAACTTATAGTTCTTAGGCTCTAGTGTTCCATAGCGGATACCACCAGTAGTTACGTATCCAGAAGATTTCAGTACTGTTGCTGACTCTAAGTAGATGGCTCCGTCTGTAACCTCATAAGCAGTGCAGAAAGCAAGTCTATTGGTTGTTCCAAGGAATGCCACACCAGTGGTGTAGTGCTCTGCAGTCTGAGCAAACTGTAAATCATTTGCATAAGCAAAGCGTAACTGCTCACCTTCGATACCTTGACCTAAGTCAATACGAATAAGTCCTGCATCCAGTGAACCAATTCCTGATGCACACCATACGAAACGGTCACGGGCAGCAAAGTCATATACTGGTTGTGCGGTTTCAACAATGAGTGGTCCATATGAGATAGAACCATCTTGATCATTAACCACAGAAACTCGCATACCTTTAGAGGTTCCGATCATCATGTAACCTAGGTAGTAGTACAACTTCTCGACTATTTCGCCAGGAGGAAACTCTGCTGCAACTATTGCCTGAGTCAATACCTGTATTGCTCCGCCAGTTGTTAGTATGTACTTCTGTACTGTGGAGTAAATGCCAGAGTGACCAGCAGTATAGATAGCAGCGCCAGAGGCAGAGACAGATGTGTAATGATAGTTTGTGTTGGGGTTGGTATAGGTTGCTGTTGGAAGCGATGTAGCAGTAGGTGCTAATTCATAAACAGAGTTATTAACACATAGGATAATACGGTCTTTGACAAACTCCATGGCAGCATAGGTAATAACAACACCAGTTGCAGTAAACATAGGTGATGGGATAGTTGTTGTGTTGTCGGTCAACAACTTCTTGTACATGTGGATTTTATTGGCTCCACCAGCCACAGCATTAGTTACCCAATAGGCGTATACGCCATCATCACAGATAGCATAAACAGGCTCTGCACTACCGCTATTGTAATCAATAAAGTGAATTACTGGGTCAGTTACGCCAGTACCAACTGGAGATACTGCAGCAGAAGGTACATCACTTGCTACCTTGGCGTATGTAAAAGTTGTTGTAGTGGGTGCGCCAGTAATTGTATAGGTGCCGTTAAAGGTAGCATCTACGCCAGTAATTGTTATTTCTAAACCAGTAGACAGACCGTGTGCTGCAGATGTGGTAAGTGTTGCCACGTTTGAAGTCAAAGCCTTATTAGTAATAGATACAGTAATTGCTGGATAAACTTTATCAACATCGTATTCATCATGTAGTAATACACCGTTAATACCAGACCACTGGATAGAACGGACATGTTGACTAGGATGTTGGTGATCTGTGCCAGTAACTGGTCCAGTAGTCACGTGTGTACTTGTCACATCTTTAAGTAGTGATACTTCACCCTTAGTCCAGACGTTTACACCCTGTGAGTCAGTAAAACGATACTTACTTGCCTCACCAGATGAAGGGTCATAGAACTTAATGCCACTACCATTGTGGAAGGATGACTGTGAACGGATCCACCAGCCAGTTAATGACTGTTCACCTGGTTCTGCACCGTTGTCAAACTGTTCTTTTCTATAAGGAGCAGTCTCACGTTGATATGGAGTTTGATCTGTAGGAGCCATGAAGAAAGGTTCTCCACCAATGGCAACGTCGTAATCTTCGGCGTTATTGGTCCAGAAACCTGAGACTCCAGGGTTACCGATGTTTAACGGTATATTGTCCGTAATATCTGGTGATGCCACGTTGCTCCTTAAATAAATATACTTGCTTCTACAAAGTCTACTTCTGCTAGTGCATCGTAGTTGTGTTCTTTACTGCAACTGCCACATTCCTTACACATTACTTAGATAGTGCTGCAATTTCGTCAGCAGACAAACCTAGTGCTGCTAACTTTGCTTCTGCAGATGCCTTGGCTGTAGCCACTGCTGCTGCTTCTGCTTCTTTTGCTGCTTGCTCTGCTGTAAATGCTGCTGCATCTGCTTCGCGCTGAGCGATTTCTTCTGCAGTTAATGGGCGTTCTGTAACTTCGCCTGTCTCGCAGTTTACTTCAATTGCTGTTGGTGTTGTCATTTGTCTCCCTTTCTAAAGGATACCGTAGAGTGTTGCCGTGCTGTATTGGTCAAAGTTTGAATTACTATTTGGTTCATTTAATGTAATAGAAGTTACAGCAGACGTATTAGACCATAAAGCAGCACTAAGTACAACATTTGATGCTGTAGCATTATTTTCTGTTACAAAATCAACTAATGCTGACTTATAATTACTGCTTGTATAATTAGGAATATATAAATTTCCACTACTAAAAGTGTTTGCAGTACTATTACTAGAATTCATTGATGATGACTCGTAGGCAAAGTATCCAGTAGTATTGCTAGATGATGTTACCGTTGAACCATTTCCCGAAAGTGTTGTAGTAGAATAGTTAGTGCTTGCTGCATTTATTCTTATACCTAATTGAGTAAAAGTTGTTCCAGAACGAGATACTCTTACAGAGTAAGCCAACATTAAGTCGGTGTATCCTTGTGGGATAGAAGTAAAGTCAATAGTTGATGCTCCTGCTGAACCTACAGTTACGGTAGCAATTTTAAATAATTGAAGAGCCATTACTTGTATGCCTCTATTCCGTAGAGTTTAAATGTACAACCACTTGCATATGACGAACTAACAATAGTTAATGTAATGCTTGAAATTGCAGCAGTAGAGCGCCAAGTTCCTAAATAGGCATTGCCACCACCTATTCTTCCAACTATATTTTTGTATGTTGTTGTGTTTGAATAATCAGGCACATTAAGGATGTTTGTTGTATTTGATGTTCCTAGGTAACCAGTATTAGTGCCAGTTTGATTTACGTCTCTTGCTACAAAAGCAGCAGAACCTGAACCGTAAAAAGCAATTCTTGCATAATTACTTCCAGTATCAGAATTAAAAGTATACTTTAAATCTGGTCCACCTGAAACAGCAGCACCATTTACAACTAAAACTAAATCTGTAAAAGTTTGTGGTATAGAACTAAAAGTAATTACTGTTGTTGAAGACCCACTTGTTGTTTGACTTTGAATTAATGAATACGTTGCCGTCTTTGCCATCATTACCCCTTAATTCCGTAAAGAGAAAAACGTGAGTACTGAGAAAATGTTCCACCTTGTGGTTGGATAACCATTGAAGTAATTGGTGCTGTATTATACCAAGCGCCAGAAGTAAACATTACGAATGCACTTGAATTATTATCCCAACCAAGCATACCACGAATTGTTTTATTTTTATTTGGATTAGAGTAATCAAGTATATCTACAACATTTGCCCCAAAAACATTTGTACCTGCGCCAGTTCTTCCAAAGTATTCAATTTTTGAAGTTGATGTTGCACCACCAGAAACAATTGATGCTGCCTGATTAGCGTAAATACGATGCTCTGAATAGTTAGAACCAGTATCACCATTAAAGTTAACCCATACATCTTGGTCATCAAGACTTGCTTTTACGGTGTGTCTTACTTGCAGATGTTTATACCCCTGTGGAATATTACTAAAGGTAACAGTAGACGCACTGCCTGTTAATAGGGTGGAGGCAATAGTCTCCATATAGTTATTGTCAGCAGACAGGTTTTCGTACTTATTACCAAGTGTACCTGAGTCGGATAGTTTAGTAGTAGCCATTATACCTCTGCTCGGATTCCATAGAGAGTTGCTGTTGAGTACTGCATAAAAGTTCCACCACCCGATAACAGTATAGAACTTATTGCTGTTACGTTAGACCATAGACCAGGAGACAAATTCAAAGAATTATCTGCTGCTGCGTTATTTTCTGTAACAGCATCAATTGATAAAGATTTATTGTTACTGGATGTATAGTTAGGAATGTATATTTCAGCGTTACCAAAAATATTAGCAGTAGTACCGCTATTGCCTTCAATTTGGACATATAAATTACTTAAAGACTGTGAAACAACTGAAGTGCCTTGCGCTAAAATATCTTTAGATGTTCCAGCAGAAGTAAGTGCTCCATTAAATTTTATATCAACAGAATCTCTAAAATAAGCATTTGTTGTTCTTGCACTTATTTTTAAACACAAGTCTTTGTAGTTTTGTGGAATACTGCTAAATGATATTGTTGAAGCGCCACCAGAACCTACGGCTACGCTGGCTAGTTTAGAAAATGTAAATGCCATTATGCCGCCTTTATTCCATAGAGGGTGAAGGTTGAACCAATTGCATAATTTCCACCACCCGCTGCAATTGTTAAATTTGCAATTGCAGAAGTAGTTCTTATAAGACCAGCATTTACATACACATTTCCGCTAGCGGAATCTGGAACTGATGACCTACTAATTGCTGTTTTATATGTTGTAGTATTACTATAATTATTAAAATCAACAGTATAAATACTCCAACCAGTAGATGTGGAACCATACGGTTTATCAGGCAAAATATAACTGTCTGCAGTATATCTTCCAGTTGATGCTGTTGTTCCATTTCCTAAAATATATGTTCCGCTATAGATTCCAGCAGAAAAAGTTGGTTCATATATATAAGTTAAATATACACCTAATGTATTTTTAATTTGCATAACTAATCTTAAATCTGTATATGTTTGTGGAATAGATGAAAAAGCAATAGTTGTTTGTGCGCTTGTTAATGTCTGAGTAGCAATCGGAGTATATGTAATTGGCATTATTTTATCCCATACAAAGCAAATGTAGTCGCAGTAGTCCAGTTGGTAGCATCAGTATTTAATGTAATACTTGTTATTGCGGCAGTTGAGCGCCAATTTCCACTTGAAAATAATATTTCTCCACCACCATTAGTATCGTAACCACCTAAACCTTTTGCTGTTTTATATTTATTAGTGTTAGCGTAATCTAAAATATCTATTACATTTGCGCCATATACGCTTGCAGCAGTACTAGATGCATAACGTCCTAAAAACATATATGCTCCATTTAATGCAGCGCTACTTCTTGTTTGTCCATCAGTATAAAGATAATGGGCGCTGTAATTAGAAGTACTATCTCCATTAAATGTTACGTAAAGATTGGTACTATTGCTAGTATTTTTCATTAGACATCTAATTTGAAGATGCGTATATGTTGCTGGTATACTAGAAAAAGTTATTGTTCCACTTGAACCAGTACCCGTAGCAGTAGCAATAGACTCATACGAGCCAGCATAGATTGCATCATTTCCCGTAAGCAACGACTTACTCTTAGGAAACCCCTGCGTAATAGACGAAGTTGCTATACGGGAGTTAGCCATTTGTTAAGACTCATCTCCGTATGCGTGGAATGAAATTGTTGCAGTTGAAGCATATACAGTTACAACGTCTGTAGTTGCTAATGTAATACCAAGTGTAAGAGCAGTAGTATCAGCAGCACCAACTGTTACATCATAGGCTACATAGTGAACTGCAGCCAGTGTTGCACCAGCAGGGCGTACAGCCACACGGAATGTGGCAGATGTAGATGCTTGGTTACAGATAGTAAGTGATGAGATAACTGCACTCTTAGCAGATGGAACTGTATAGAGTGTCGTTGCTGTTGTTGCGGATGGGTTTACTTGCCCAAGTACTTTCTTTGCCATTTGTATTTCTCCTTAGTTTCTTAGGCGCCCATCATCATAAAGATGTCGGCTGTTGGGTCGGTTGTTACGGTTGCCCAGGATGCTGAGGTTCCGTCTGTTGTTAAATACTTTCCTGCGTTGCTTGTCTGTGATGGCAGCGCATTGACTGTACCCCAAGATGAAGTAGTTCCATCTGTTGTGAGGTACTTGCCTGAGTTACCAGTTTGGCTAGGAACTACATAGGCAGTTGAATCAGTTGCTACCAAAGTCTTGCTTGATGGAATTGTAGTTCCATTGATAGATGTAGCAGTAGCCACACCAAGTACAGGAGTTACAAGTGTTGGGCTTGTATTCATTACGAATGTTGAGCCAGTACCAGTCTGTGCTGCCACTGCTGTTGCTGCTCCTACAGATGTAATTGGACCAGTCAAGTTGCTAGGCGCAACTGTTACTGTATCTACATAACCTTTAGTTGCAGCATCTGTAGATGTTGTAGGAGTTCCTAGACCAGTTACTTTATTAGTACCCATTGCTAGGTTGCCAGACATTGTTGAGCCTGACTTAAGAACTACTGTGTCTGAGAAGTTGCCTGTGTCAGCAATGGCTGCAGCAATCTCATCAAGAGTATCAAGAGTAGTTGGTGCTCCAGCAACAAGGTTAGATATTGCAGTTCCTACATATGCTGTAGTTGCAACCTGTGTTGTATTAGTTCCAGCAGTAGCAGTAGGTGCAGTTGGTGTGCCAGTTAGTGCTGGGCTAGCCAAAGGCGCATATGTGCTTGATGCTGTTGCAGTAGCCAACTTAGAATCAATCTGAGTTTGAATGGCAGAGGTGACGCCATCTAGGTATCCAAGTTCAGTTGCAGATACCGTGCTAGATGGAGCAATCTTAGACCAGTCAATAGCAGCAGATGCGTTGATGTCAGCATTAACAATGCCGTTAGTCAAAGCCAACTTGCTGTATGCAATCTGGGCAGATGAGTTCACATCGGCATTAACGATTGCACCAGTGCCAATAACAGTTGTTAAACTTACATTGCCAGTACCATCAAAAGATACTCCGCTTGCTTCTACATCTCCAGTAAGTTGGAATGTACGTGCTGTAGCCAAGGCGGTTGCTGTGCCAGCATTGCCTGTTGCACTACCTGCAGTTCCTGAGACGTTACCAGTTACGTTACCTGTTAGGTTGCCTGTAAAGGTTCCAGCAATAGCGCCAGTACCAGTAATGGTTGGGCTAGTTAGATTCTTATTTGTTAGTGTCTGTGCGCCAGTTAAAGTTACGACTGAGGTAGAAAGAGTATTAGTTGCAGATGAAAGGTCTTTGTTTGTAAGAACCTGAGTGTTAGTTGTACCAACTACAGCACCTGTTGCACCGTGTCCAGTAGTTGCCTCAATGTGAGCATTGGCTTCACGGAAGTCACGGCCAGAAGCCATATGACGAACCTTGGCACCTGCTGAGTGAGCAATAGCAGTAGTGCCATCAACTGCACGAACAATTGTAAGTGTATTACTGTCAGGGGTCGAAGGATAGGTTACATCAACAATTTCTTCAAGCGCTGTATCTGGATCGATAACAACAGTAAATGTTTCTAGCGGGCTAGTGTTTCCTGGAATAGTTCCAGATAGCAACGCTGTTGCGGAACCCACCACCATAGTAGTATTTCCCGCACCAGCAGCCAAGGCTGTTGTAAGACTTGTCTCTTGGGATGTGGAGGAATATTTGCGAGTTGTCATATTTTAGTACCTCGTGTAGTGGATTCGGGTTGGATAAACATCACGTAATTTCTTGCTTTCTTCTTTCAGTCTTTGCTGATAAAGAGCAAGTAAGAATCTTGCAGTGGATGCACCAGCACCATATTGGATCTTGGTGTCTGCGTTATCTGCTTCTGCTGAACTGTAGTTGAGTCGACCTGGGTCAATAAAGGATGATAGGCGATACGATGCGCCATAGACGATAACGTCTTTAGTAGATGATGGTAATCCAGTGACTGTCTCAAATACCTGTGCATTTGTAAGAGCAGAAGTTGCTAGTTCTGAAAATGTTGCCGACTTTTTGGTATAGAAAACTTGCACTGTACGACCTGCATCGACTCTATCGTAGATAGATACTGACTGACCAGTTGTAAATGCTGTTGTATTAGCAAGTGGGTCAGCGCGCCAGTTTCTCAATGGAACCCATTCTTCTGATGGTCCTGTTGATTTCCATGAGATGTATAGAATTGTTTCAACATCTGCTGGCAATGAGTAAGTTGTCTTGACTGTATTAAAGTTAAATGTGTGAACCCCTACACCAAATAGTTCAGGGAAGATTGAATCAATTGTATCGTTGATAGCCTTCTTGATAGTAGCACGTGGGAAGGTTGGAGCAATTGTTACTTTTGTATTAACTGCGTGGGCTGCTTTAGCAGTTCCGTAGTAGCCACGTCCATAAGGAGCGACGACTGCTGTGTTAGACACACGATCATATGTATCTAACCACAGCAACTCGTCATCAATTTCAACTGCACCTTTGCCAATGTTAGTTACACTACCAAAGTTCAAAGTCAACTCACTGTCATTAATAGCCTGAGTAAGGTGAGTAGTACGGTCTTGCCTTAATGTGTAGCCTGATAAATTGAGAGAGATCTCATTTACCAAATCAGCATAAGTTGTTGTCATTGATATTCCTTTTTAAAGTTGATTATCTTGTGCGTCCGCCAGCGCGCTTTACAGCGTCTGCTGCGGCTTTACGACGTGCTGCTGCAGTTGTTGTTGTCTTGTTAGAAGAAGTTAGTGCCTTCTTGATGTCTGGTCCTGGAGAAGAATTAATTACACGCTTAATTCCACCAACTAATTTTTGTGCATCTGATTGACGCTTAGCAGGTGCTGCTTTCTTTGCTGTAGTTGTAGAAACTTTCTTTCCACTAACTGCACCAGGAGCACTGTTACGTGAGGAACCACTGACTGCACCAGGAGCGCCTGCTGGGCGACCAGAGCCTTTAACTTTAACACCGCTGTAAGGATATGGAGATACTCTCTTGAACCCTGTTCCTTTTTCTGGCGTGCTCTTCTGTGCTGGAACTGATGACTTTGACTTTGTAGCAGCGTCTAGACGGCGTTGACCATACATACGACGAAGTGCTTCTGTCATTTCTGCATTTGCTTTAGGGGCAGACTTTAGTGCTGCAGTCATACCCATCTTCTTAATCTTATCGATTGTTGCTTGTGATACTTTAATTGCCATTACCATTTCACCTTGTCTGCCCAATATGCGGCACTCATTTTTCCTTTGGATATATTGCTTGCATGTCTTGCTTTGAAAGACTTACGACGTGCTGCATACGATGCAGATTCTCCTGCTTTTTTAGGTGAGCCAGAAACGCCTTGTTGTCCGAAGCGAATGGTTTTAACCTGGCTACCTACCTTAGCCACAACTACGTGTGACTTAGTAGGGTGGCTTGGAGTGCGCTTAGGCTTATTAAAGCCTGCTACTCCAGCCCGTTTTAATCGTGAGTCTTTCACTTCTTTTTCCTTGCCCCTGCATTATCTATTAGATTTGGATAAGGACGACCTGCTGCTTTAGCACGTGCCTTAGCCCTAGCCTTCTGTGATGGCGTTAAAGGAGTTGATTTCTTTTTAGGATTTGGTTTATCCCAAAACGCTTTCTTTTTCATTTGATTCTTTTTGCAGTCTTGTCGCTGTACTGACGACCAATAATTGCTCCACCAAGTTGACCAAGCGCTTGCTTGTACTGGGACTCACCCTTACCCGTAGGCTTGTTAGTCTTTGGTGAACCAGTTGCTCTTACTGCTGCCTTCCATTGACCTAGTTCCTTTTGAAGGTTATCTAGGTATGATACTTTCTTAGGCATTATCGAGAACCGAACATACCGCGTCGTGCAGACTTCTTTGCAACCTTTTTCTTGGCTGTCTTCTTCATGACCATTTTCTTACCAGACTTTTTGGCATCAGCCTTAGCCATTGCCATACCTTTTGCTGAGTATGAGTACTCTTTTTTTCCGACCATTGGCATTATATTGCTCCTACTTCTTTGAGTTTGTCTACTGACTTGTTTTGGATTATTTTACTATCAACCATGGTATTGGCATCAAATGCTTTCCCCATGACATCAGAGGCACGACGTGCTTCCTGAATCTTCTCCATACTTGTACCTTCTGGTTGTATGCCCTGTGCCCTTGCCTCGCGGTAAGCGCTCAGTTCACCTTCCCATTTTTTATTGGTCATGCCTTTGGCACTATGAGCGTCTCCAGGATTTAACTGGAGTCCCGCTGCCTTGCAACCAAAGCAGACATCTGGACCACCACACTTGCTGTGATCTACGAAAACATCATCTGATACAAATGGAACTGGGGAAGTTTCATCGCAGTTCACACATCCATACTTTGTAACTTTAAAATCGTGAGTGTCAGTGAATCCCCATTCAAGCACTTTACTGATATGGTCACACATTTATACCGTCTCCACCGTGTATCCTGCTGCTTCAAGAGCAGTCTTTTCTGCTAAGTCAACGTCATATGAATATCCACCGATGTATGCAATATCTGCATCTGTGGTCTCTTCAGATGAGGGGAATCTAACTTCGTAGTATTCTCCGTCTATCTTAAGGACTGTAATGCCCCTTACAAGCCTGTAACGGCTAAATAAGTCGCCTTCACCTGCAGGGCCTTCACTTACTGTAGGTGTTGTAAATCTGTATGCCATGTATCCTCCTAAGTCGTTTTATTGATAGGGCTAGAGTTTCCCCTAGCCCCACCCATCTAAATACTTAGATTACTTCTTACGGACGAACTGAAGAAGCAGTCTCGATGCGGTATAGCGCCTCTTGACGGTAGATAGACCAGTTGATGATACCGTGCCAGCCGACTGGGCGGAAACGATTCAACTTGTCTACAACGTTACCAAACTCAATGCCTGGTTCCTTCCATACTGCTTCAGCAAGTGCTTGCTGTCCTAGTACGTATGTGTTGTAAACACGAGCCTTTGGAGTCACTGTAAGTGTGTTTGTTCCAACAGTTCCTGAGTTAGCGACAGACACTGTGAATGTAGTGTTTGTTGCACCAACTGAGATTGCTGTGATCAAAGCACCAGAGCCTACGTTTGTACCTGAGATGGCATCGCCAACCTCAGCAAGACCACCGAATGCAGCGTTTGCTGCAACGATTGTGAACTCGCCTGATACACCGCTTACTGCAGGAGCAGTAGCAAGTGCTGTTAGAGCACCACCTGAGATTGTATTTGTCATACGTGGTGTTTCGATGAAACGAACACCTTCCCATGCGCCAAGTTCACCAGCAAGTAGTGGACCAACGTTTTGGTACTCATGTGGTGTACGCCAGATGTTGTTACCTGTCTCTGTACGGAGATCGTGTGAAATTTCTGGGTGGATGTATGAAACATACATTCCGCCACGAGGAACAACGTTAGCAGCGCGTAACTTAGTTACAGCGTAACGTACGTCGCGTCCCTTGAATGTGTCTGATGCTACAATTGTTGACTTAGCAGCAGTTGTTGAAAGCGCACCAGCGGATTCGCGGATGACGTTTGTGCCTGCATCTAGGATAGCGGCAATACCGTTATCTAGTGTAGTTGCCATGTTGAACGCAACTGCGTTAGCAATCCATGGATCTACGTCAGCAAGTGACATTAATGACAACTTGCGTGTTGGAAGTACTACGCGACCTAGTTCTGTCTGTGTGACATCTAGTGTTGTAGTTGATGGCAGTGCTACTGCATCTGGGTCTACAGTTTCAGCGAGTGTTGCACCTGCAATTGAGGTGTCAGCAATATCGTTGTGGAACTGGAAACGAATTGAAGAACCGTCGTGAGTTGGGTTTCCGATCTTCTTGTCTGCGATTGCGCGGAACTGTGGTGTTGAACGTAAGTTGATTTCGATCAACTTGTCGTACGCCATAGTTACAAGATTGGAACCTAACCCAGAGGTTGTTGTTGAAAAGACATCAGCCATTTGGTGA